CCTGTTGCACCTTGAGTCCCCGTTGTGCCTTGTGTTCCAATAGCGCCCTGAGTACCAGTAGTACCTTGAGTTCCTGTAGTTCCTTGAGCACCGGTAGCTCCTTGTGTTCCTGTAGCTCCTTGAATTCCTTGAGTTCCTTGTGTTCCTTGAGTACCAGTAGTTCCTTGCGCACCGGTAGCTCCTTGCGTTCCTGTAGTTCCTTGGGTCCCCGTTGTTCCCTGTGTTCCAGTAGCGCCCTGAGCTCCCGTTACTCCCTGAATACCTTGAGTGCCTTGAGTACCTTGAGTTCCTGTAGTGCCTTGAGTTCCTGTAGTTCCTTGAATTCCCTGAATTCCTTGAGTTCCTTGAGTTCCTGTTGTACCTTGAGTACCTTTATCTCCTGTCCTATTAAATTCTAAAACACACTCTTCAGCATTACTAAAGGGTGGGTTTCCTGAACCTTCTACAGGAGTAACTGTTATTTTATAATAACCTGTTTCATCTGATATAGCGGTTACTTGCATTGAAGCATAGGAAGCATCACTTCCATCCGCTGATTGTATAATAATAGTACCTTTAATGGTACTAGAAGAATCGTCCCATGTTGCATACCAATCGGTTTGTGTAGTACCGTCAGCATCATTGTCGTCTATATATAATTCTGTAACTGAAGCAAAAGTACCGTGATTAAATCTAAAGATTCCTGCTCCGGGGTCTGCCTCGGTAGTAGTAGTAGAGAAATCATATCTTGTACCTCCTCTTATTCCATCAGTTCCTTGAACTCCTTGAGTTCCTTGTGTTCCTATAGTTCCTTGAGTTCCCTGAGTTCCTGTAGTTCCTTGAGCTCCTGTAGTTCCTTGAGTACCTAAAGTTCCCTGAGTTCCTTGTGTTCCTTGAGTTCCGTCAGTTCCTTGAGGTCCTGTTATTCCTTGAATACCTTGAGCACCTTGTGGTCCATCAGCTCCTTGAGTTCCTTGAGTTCCAGTTGCGCCTTGAGGTCCAGTAGCACCTTGTGTGCCTTGAGTTCCTTGAGTTCCAGTTGCGCCTTGCGTACCAGTAGTTCCTTGCGTACCTGTAGTTCCTTGTGTGCCTGTCGTTCCCTGTGTACCTGTAGTTCCTTGTGGTCCATCAGCTCCTTGAGTTCCTTGAGTTCCAGTTGCGCCTTGAGGTCCAGTAGCACCTTGTGTACCTTGAGTTCCTTGCGCTCCAGTAGCTCCTTGAGTGCCTGTAGCCCCTTGTGGGCCAGTAGCACCTTGTGTACCTTGCGTACCTGTAGTTCCTTGTGTACCTGTAGCTCCCTGTGTACCTGTAGTTCCTTGAGTACCTGTAGTTCCTTGAGTACCTGTAGTTCCTTGAGTTCCATCAGTACCTTGAGTACCTGTAGTTCCTTGTGTACCTGTAGTTCCTTGAGTACCTGTAGTTCCTTGAGTTCCTTTATCTCCAGACTGAACAAACGTAATTACACAATCATCACCATTAGTAAAATAACTATTACTATCAACATATTGTACTTGTACTTCTTCATATGCTGTAACGCCAGTACCTCCAGCTACATTAGCTCCTGTAATATTAAATGTAACCCATGTAGTAGAATCATCTGTTTTAAATATTCTTAAATGTCCTCTAGTTGTGCTATCACCATCATCTAATGAATCGTTCCAAGCACTTACATCATCAGTATTAATATCATAGTCTGAAATTCCTACCTTAGAGATTAAGCCATAATTGGGTACACCACCACCACCGGGTAGTGTTATATTAAATCCATAATTAGTTTGGCCCGGAGAACCAGCAGTAATATCGAAACTACTGTAATTAAATTCTATACTGTTACCACCAAAAAGTCCCTGTTTTCCCTGAGTTCCTTGGGTTCCTTGTGTTCCTTGCGTACCTGTAGTTCCTTGAGTTCCAGTTGCTCCTTGAGGACCTTGTGTTCCTTGCGTTCCTTGAGTACCCGTAGTTCCTTGCGTACCTGTTGTGCCTTGAGTTCCAGTTGTACCTTGAGTGCCAGTAGTTCCCTGAGTTCCTGTATTCCCTTGAGTACCAGTAGTTCCTTGTGTTCCCTGAGTACCTTGAGTTCCTGTGCTTCCTTGACTACCTTGAGTTCCCTGAGAACCTTGAGAAGACGTAGCTCCTGTAGACCCTTGAGTACCAACAGACCCCTGTGCACCCGTGCTTCCCCCACTTCCTTGAGTACCTTGTGAAGCGGTACCGACACGTGACTCTACGTAATTTTTGTTAGCACCATAATTGGTCTTACTTGATAATATATTTGCTGGCATAGGTGGGGACCCGTTTTAAAATAAACTTAAGTGGAGGGGAGCTTAGGGCGCCCCCTCCTGTTCGCCCTTAATAATTACCTATCTAACCTGAGTTATAGATAACTACACCGGACGCTGGGTTTACAACCTTCAATCCGTATCTCATCGACATGTAAGAACCGACAATTCCGAAACCGGGGTTTGCCTCTTCTACAGTCAATGGCCTTCTCTCAACATAAGCCATAGGCTTCACAGATTCATCCCATACAAAGTATCTATCTGGAGGACACCATGCATTGACGTATACACGCAATCCATATATGCTTCCAATTAGACCTGTGATTGAGGTTCTCTCTACGGGTGTATCAAGAACGTATCTGCCGCTGTTTGCTACCGCGGTTGTGAAGTCTGCCATGTTAAGGATGGTCTTGTAGTGACCGGGGGAAATTAAAAGAGCTGTTGGGTTGTACCCGTGACCTCCAATAAATTCCATCGAATCCGTTATTTTACTCAATGTAACTTCTCCTGCGGCACCGGTATCTTCAACGTAGTGACTTCCAGTCAATACTGCGTCAGATGTGTTACCATAGGAGTAGATACGTCCGGAGTTAACAGTTCCGCCGCTTCCGAGGAAACCACCATACTGAGCATCTGCGAAAGTTGTAATAACTGCTTCCGTAGTTGCTGCTACGATTGAGGTTCCACCAGATACACCGGTTTTTAATGTTGAATCTCCGACACCGAGTAATCCATAAACAACGTTCTTTGTAACGTGTCTATCAACTGCTCTTCGTGCTTCGTTCAAAGCCATTTCTACTTCGTTGAATCTTGAGTCTTCTATCATTCTTCGGGTTACACCTACTGCAAGTCCCCACTCATCAACGGACACTCTCTCGGAGCGTAAGTTGGTGTGTTGGTACTTAGGAGTGTTTCCTTCGTTGATTTCTTCCATACCCATTGAGGGTTTTGCGAAGGTGATATCAATATCACCGCCGGTGTCTGTAGTCATAGGGTCGCAGAACATTGACAATGCAGGTAGGTCTACAACTTTGTAGTCCTGAATTGCATCTTTATAGTCAATAAGTACACGTTCGCCCACGCCGCCATCTGCCGCTCCTGTATTTAGGGTCGTCAGTACACCGGGTGCTAAATTTGAGTTTAATGCTGCCATGTTTTATGTTCTCCTTATAGCCCCTGATACAGTATACGTTGTAATGTAGCTGCACCTGAGTGCGCACCACTTGGGTCAATATAATAACCGATTGCGTTTGCTGCTGAGGAAGCTTGTCCTAGGTTACCGTCAGCTAATGTAGCTACACCGTCTCCTCGTCCAATCGTTCCAGAACAGTACGCATTGATTATAATACCGTGACCTGTTATGATACTTGCTATATTTCCACTGGTTACCGTGGTCAGAGCAAAACCTAGTGGTTTTGAGTTTGCTGCTGCGAAAGTATCTATTTCTGCATCGGCTCCCATCTGAACAGGGTATCCTGCGGTAATTGTGCTGCCAGCTGTGAATGGTAAAATTCTTGCTGGTGCACCACCGTCATTTACTAATATTTCTGTTGCCATATTTAATTACCTCTTAGTAATTCTTTGTTGAGCCTTATTTGCCCATCTTTTATTAATTCTACACTAAATTGCCTTTCTGTCTCTTCAGCAGCTGGAGCTTCTCCGTCATTGGATTTTCCTTTTCCGAATTGTCTCTCTGTGTCTACTTCTGGGACAGGCATTGCATTTAATGCGTCGCTGAATCCAGTCAGCCTTGGTTCATCCCAAGCAGATAGTTCCTCAACGCGTGCATCCTTCTTTTCCTCTTCGACTGTGCCGAAAAGAACTTCCTTGGATATAATCGTTTCAATAGTCTCTAGCTTTCTTGCTTCAGCTTCCTTTGCGGCTCTCTCTTCCTCAGCGAGCTTAAATGCTTCAATTTGTTTTAAAGCATCAGCATACTGGGATTCGACTTCCGTTTTAGAAGCATTCAACTCTTCCAGCTGAGCACGTAGTGAAGCGAATTCGCGTTCAACAATGTTCTCTGCATCGGATTTCACATTGGTTTCTACTTTTTCTTCTGTCATAGTTTTGACCTCTGTCTTCCCGTCTTCACATTCACATGAACCTTCAGTGCCACCACAACCACAGTCGTGGTCGTCACTAGCCTCATGTAAACTACATTCCTTTCCTATCGTACATTCCTTACAGACGGGGTCCATTTTTTCATTGTCAATGAAACTTACCTCTGTGGGACGTAACTTGGTGGCGTATGTGTCACCCATAACGTCAATATCATTGGAGAACCAATCAATACTAACGTGAGTCATATCCCCGTCCTTGACCTTATTCATCACTTCTTGTCCGTGTCCTGTCTTGTTACTAACAGTAGCTTTCATTTGCATTCCATATTTTCCATCTTTCAATTCTATTACCTCAGGGTCAGTAGCCATGCCGATTAAATCCTCAGGCGTTCGTTGATGATTAATATATATAGGAAGCTCTGAGAACTTCTCTATACTATCTTTTAAGATGGTCGGTTCTATATAAACCTTTTTGTTTATCTCGTCTTCCATATACTTATGGAGACCAGAAGTAATAGCTATCACAGGGAAAGTTACAGAATCAACCCCCTCATCGCTATTAAATGTCATGTCGGAATTTCCCTCAAGGGAAATAGCGAATGTACGTTGAGTAGCAACTCTGTCGGTTTCTCCTGCAAATTCCCGCTCGACACCATTCTCCTCAGCCCACATGGAACACATGCTAGCTGCCATATTGCTGTGGTTATCAAAACCACGCTTTTTTAGTGTTGCACTTACGGTTGTCTTACATTTTTCGTACGTCATTTTCTATCTCCTGTCGCGTTAGCGGAGGGTTTGTTTCCCCTATTTGGTGCTCTCGCACTCTCTTCTTTTTTATCTGTATCTTTTCATCCAGATATGTTAGCGTTCTTACTGCTCTCCTTTTGACCGGGTCCACCTTCGAGTGGTGATGCTTTAACATCTTCAGAAGTTTCCATATCTAATTCTACAACTCCTTCAGGGTCAAGACCACGTTCTTCTCTAACTTCGCCGGGTGAGAGTACGCCTTCAGATAAATATATCATGTCTGTCTTAGCTTTAGTAAATGCATCATCTATATTAACGGCTCGGAATCTAAATTTAGCTTCGCCGGATTCTAATTGAGGCATCAACTGTGCATTTAATGCACCTTCTATCGCAGACTGTAAATAATTAACATATGGCTCAAATATGGGACGAGCCTTTTCAGGGTCGCTCCACATAGTTAAAGGAACCTTTAAAGCCATATGTATTTTAGCCAGTAAATCGTCAGTATATTTTCCATACTCAAATGCTCTCTGTGTTCCACCTAATTCTTTAATAGCTATATCATTGCCGTGAATTATATCTTCACCGGGTGCTAAATTATTAAAAGCGTCTACAACCTCATTAATCTTATCAGGGCCATAGGGCATATCAGGTAGACCGCAAGATATATCAAATCTTGATATCGCATATTTATTAAGTGCGGCTCCTATATCCCTTTCTGCATAATCTTTTAAGTCTATCAGATACATTATAGGGTGTATATCAGATAAACCATATGCATAATCGTCAAAGGGATTATTTTTAAGTTCTATTATCTCATCTTCTTCAAATCTGATATTTTCTTTATCATCTCCGACATCTTGATAATAATACATTATTTGTCCATGCTCGTTTCTCTTAACGTACATGTTTTGGCTAGAACGAAGAACTAAGTTGTCTCCAGTCCACTCCAGATAACCCGTACCAAAAACACGGGCGTTTCTTACCCAACCATATATAGTTTGTTCAATATTTATATCTCTGAACATCTCTTCGATAGTATCTCGGACACCATCATCTTCTGTTACTATATCAAAGTTATCTTTTACAGCATAAAAGCATGGAAGGTCTATTAATGTTCTTACAACAGGGTCTTGTAAATAAACATTCATATAAGTACGTGGAGCACCTATATGTGGTTCAAAATCTCCTTTTCCTCTTACATTGTAACCGTTATTTTGAAGTTTGAGTCTTTTAATGACACCTGCTCCGAAATCTCGTGGGTCGTTCTCTTTGAAAGGGGGATTAGCCCCCACATTTGCGAACCTTCTTCGCACTCTATCAATTATTGACATGGCTAGTCACATATATATAAACCGAAAGGAGTATATAAAGATTGTGCTAAAAGCGTATACCTTTATTAAGGCGATGAGAGCGAGCAGCTGTGGTTAAAACAGACTTTCCACTCCAATTTTGTTGTCTAGTGGGTGCTCTTCGTATTCTATCGCTATTACTTCCGCCTCTATTAGATGAGGCCACTCCTGCACCAGCAGGAAGCATAGATAAGGTAGCATGTAGCGCCATTACCGAACTATCACAATAATCATCGTGTTTTCCGGAAGGAGCTGCTATCTTTTCGGTCTTATTGGCTGCATCCATAGTATATTCAAGGTCTCTATGTTCTGCATACCATTTTAAAATTAATCTCTTTATATGAGGTTCTTGGCTTTCTGGATTAGGTACCTTTACTAGTTTTTGTTGGATATAAGAAACGTAATCTCTATATATCTGGGTCTTCGTCCCTCTCGGACCACCCGTAAAAATGAAAGGTAGGAAATGTATCTGGGGACTACTATTTATACACTCTACCCTTAAGTCTTGTTCAATCGCACCACCAATACCAGTACAATCAACGATAAGACGCTTAGCGTGCAAACGATTACAGACGTCAATGATACGCTGACGCTGGTATGGAATATCGTGTCCACCACTTCTAGGATTGATTTCTTCCACATATATAAGACGGGCAATATCATGTCCACCGTCCTCAGTAGTAAGTTTTTCCCTTGCCCATCCGGTAATAACAGTAGAGTTAATAGATTTACCAACATCAACACCGACAGAAATTTCATTAGGAAGATTTCCTCGCTCGTCATCGAGAGTCTCTCTGGTCCACGGTTCGTATTCATCAAAACAGTCCCTTAATTTTTCTGGATTGAATATCTGCGATACACTCTCTACAAACTCACATTCGTATTCTGTCCTCCAGTAGATAGAATCTTCCCCCCATTCCGTCATCTTATCTAACATTTCTAATTCAGTATAAGGAGGTGAATAAGCATCTCCTTGTTTAATTGCGTCTTTCCATGAAAACACCAATCTCGTGAAACTACTTTCATAAGCTTCTGAGTAGAGATATCGGTACATGTGATTCTCTTTTGACTTTGGTGTACCTAAATTTATGAACGGGGCCTTATTTGAAACTATCGCTGGTTCTACGTTATCTACAAATAAATGGTCATCAATTAGAGGACTTTCGTCCACAATACATAAAGTAGGATGTTGTCCTCGTATAGCTTGCCCTTGATTACTAGGCGCTAATGGAGCTCTACGCATCATTGTGCCCCCCTTCATGCGTATATGGGGCTTATTGTGAAATTTATAATTATCTACTAAGCTATCTAAAAATCTATTATCCTTAAAGTTTCTATAAACATAACCAAAGATTAATGCTGCTTGGTCCTCTGATGGAGCCAATACAAATATTAAATCTCGAAATCTTTTAAAGAACATATAGATAGTCACAGCTACAGCTAAGGCATAAGATTTACCACTGCCTCGTGGAGCTAAGATAGCTAATTTACGTTGACCACCATCTTCACGGTGAGTTAATGATTTAACTATTATCTTTTCTTGGAGTGGTCTTAATTTTAAAGCGCGCTGTTTATTATCAATTAAATAGGTTTCACAAAAAGCTCTAACCAATTTAAGCATTTTGTCTTCATCATATCTACAGCTTTCAAATATATCTTCTAATTCTCTTGAATCATGTGCGCTCTTACCTGTCAGTGTCGCTTTCAGTTTCTTTGTCTCGTTTCTTATCGCTTTCGTCATCTGTTAAATCCTCCAAGAAACTAGCAAACCCTTCCGTCCGCTGTTCCACTACAGTAGGTATCTCTATGTTTAATGCTCTGAATTCCGTATGTATGTCACGAACGATTGAATTTCTTTGGCGCAAGAGCTCTGTTCGTAAGTTAACATCCCGAATATGTAGAGAAATTTCTTCCCACAATATGTCTTCAAGAGCAAGATTGCGAGCCAGCAAGCGTACAAGTTCTTTATGACGTTCATATTCTCCTTCACCTACTCGCTGGCGTAACCGCTGCTCATACTCGTGTTCGTTCAAAGAGTCTTTGCGCTAGCAAAAGCTTTCTTCGTTTCTGCTTTGACCGCGGCAACAAATTTGTCGTCGTTCTGGTCCCATACAGATAGTATTACGTTTTTGAGCATTGCATCTTTAACATGCTTTTGTGCTAGAACATCTAGCTTCTCATAAGCTTTCAACTGGGCAGACGTTAAATGTACCTCGATTAATTTATCTATCTCGGCTTCGTGGTTCTTCAAATAAGAGCCTCCGAATTTATATATTAACGCTTTTACAGCTGGCTGTGTGTATGCAATATAAGCAACAAGTGCTCCTATAACTGCTACGGCGAGCATGAGCTCAGGTGAGTCAGTTAATGCATCCAATATACCATCTATCATTCCAGATTCGCTTACTTCGTCAGCAGTAACGTTATCTAGAGTCTCGTTAGTTGCTGGTTCGTTTGTCGTATTATTTGACATATTTTTTTCCTTTTTTGGGGCTCCCACCGTGACGCTTGCGTTTAAGTGTCCTGTGGTGCCTTGGCCCTTCTGTGAGAGCCTATACATAGTAGGACCCCCTACTATATAAAGCTTACTTAGAGGTTATCCGTTACCCACGTTTTTGTATCATTGAGGAGGGTACATCTGCCTATATAATTAGCTACCTTACTTTCATCCTCACTCATACTTCCTGTAGACATAAGAGAACTTAACTTGGTTTCAGCGTCAGCTAAGTCTGCCTCTATTGTGGCGATAATTTCTTCTTTTGTGATACTCATCTCTTTTTCTTCCTGAGTTTACCATCTTTACCACGATAAGCTTTCTCGCCCTTTTTAACTCTACGTTTCTTGGGCTTCTTACGTGGAACTCCGTTCTTATTTTTTCTTACCATTCTTTTTCTTCTTTAAAGAAGGATACGCTTTGTATACTGCCTTTTTGATACCAGCTGGGTTTGGCGCATTATGTGCCAGCTTAAGAGCTGATTTAGCTCTCTTCTTAGTATTAATAGGATAGCTACCTTTAGGTGCTCCTCCTGATGGGCCAGCAAATTTACTAACGTTAGGATAATCTCCTACGTTTGAGCCTCCCGGCTTCTTTCTTGCTGCCGCTTCACGACGTTTTTTAGATTTACTGTTGTAAGCCATATCTAACCATGATGGGTGTATTTGGTTTTGGAATGTTGTCTCTTACCAATATGATGACCATGATGTTCACGGCGTGCTATCTCTGATTCAGTTACATCTCTAATTTGTTTAAGAGCTGTCTCTTTAGATATAGCATGATGTTCAAGGGCATGAGTTTTACCACCAACGTGGCTGTAAACCTTTTCACCTTGTCCGCTCTTCCTCATTGTAAGAGTTTTATCTATGTTGTATTTTTTATTTTGATTTTCTGCCATATTAATCCTCTTTATTTAATAATTTAAGTATTTCGTCTACCTTACCTATTAGAGTAGTAAAACTATTATCATTTTCACCTTGATAGTTCATATTAATAAAGTTCTCCTTATCTATTTTAGCTAAGATTGTTTTGGTGCAACAACAGTCGCAACATGTTTTTTCTTCTGAGGGCTCAGCCCCGTCGTCCACAATATCGTCAGCCATGATTACTCATCTCCTTTCCTATCATACTTTGCAGTATAAACATCCATTGGGTCACTCTCTTCGTTCTGGGCACCGTATTCACGGTCTCCTCGTTCGTGACTCTCTTTCATATCTTCTAGATATTCTTGAGTAGGAATGTAGGCTAAGCTATAAGTTGTACCATCATATACTTCTCTAATTGCGGGCTTATCTTTAATATCTTCGGGCATTTTATCCATACAGGTAATAGCTTTATGAGAAGCGTGAGCCATCTCATTTATTTCTGCTTGTGATGGGTGTTCCCAGTCTAGAGTCTTTGCGTACTCTTCTGACCAGTGTTCTCCTTTAAACAATCCTCCTGCGGATGACTCCACAGGTTTCTTATCTGATTGGTTACCTTGATATTTTTCATATAGTTCTTTCGTTGGCATTATTCTTCTCCTTTTAGCCTAGCTAATCTCTCTAGGCCAAGTCTGTCGAGGCAATCGTTCAATACTACCTCTAATGCTTTCATTTTCACTTCCATCTGTTGTACTTGTTCATACATCGCTCTTATTTCAAAATCGTTCATTTCTTTATCTCCTCTTCGTGTTCGTGTTCGTCTCCATTACGAAACGTACCTTTTCTTGTTTGTTCTATCTGACTGTTCTGTTGAGCAGTCCATAACTCTAATACCTTATATATAATTACTAGCGCAGGTGAACCTATAATCAGTAATACTGATTTATATGACTCTATATCTTGTACTATTGTGGGTTCTCTGAACGCCATAGTAACTAAAAATATAGATAGTCCTACCCATGCCATAACTACTGGTGCTGCTACTAACATCATCATAAAGTTAGCAAAGTTCCCATCAGGGGATGCTGCATCTTTTTTATGATTACTCATTCTTCCTCCATACTTCTTTTATATTCGTCTGCTGTAGACTTTATAACTAATGTTCTCAAGTCGTCCAGTTCTGACAATATCATATCTAATTTATGTGTTAACTGCATCATATCTTTGGCCTTCATGGCTCCTCCACTCTTATCATTGGTATATCAAACTGTTGTTGAAAGATATATTCTTCATCTACATCGTCCCATACGAGTAATGCTACCCACATGGACCATGTACCTTCTGTATTATTAAGTTCTTCAAAAGTGAAATTAAACCAATGGTCGTCCCAATCATTACCATTAACTGTAAAATATAAATCGGTCCAGTTATAATCACCAGATTCCTCATGCCATACATCCACATAAACTAATACAGACGTACTATAATCATAGCAATCTGTATCTATATCTGTTAGTACGGATATACCTTCTGCATCTGGGTCTACCCAGAAAACAGACATATTATCTGTCTCTTCGTTATACCAACCGGGATAAAAGTGTACAGAAGTGTGGTTCCCGTGTTCTTCTTCATATTCATCTTCGTAATCACATGAACCATCGTCTTCAGTAGCTTTATCATCATAATTATTAGCTTCTATGTCTGTACAACCATAAATAGCAGCTGTTTCGTTACCATTAGATGTCCCATTAGGGTTATCATTTATAACTACGCAACGACCATCATCATGTGTAGCATTGACCTGATAATTTTCAGCTTCTGGGTTAGTACATCCATATATAATAATCAAAAAGTTACAACTTCCATCGTCAAAAGTGGCTTTTGGGTTATAATTAGTAGCATCTGTCTGTAAACAGCCCCCGATAGGGCCAATTTCTTCTTCATCATTGAAATAATCGCTAATGATTGTCATATTGGCCCCTCCACTCAGTAAAGCTAACATTATAATTGTTAAAATTGTACCTATTTTTTTACCTACCTGAGTTTCTCCAATCTTATCAGCAGCTTTACCAATAGTTTCGAAGAGTTTTTCATCCTCCTCAGGAGGTTTCGCTCCTCCAATACCTAATGCGGCCTTTTCGTCGTCAGAAATCACACTAATGGCCCCATAATCATCGCGCGACATACATATTTACTACGTCTTACTCCTATATAAAGCTTTTGCTCAATCATCTATAAAAATAGGATTGTGTTGCTTCCCATCACCT